GCTTGCACCACACCGATCACTGCGGTTTTTGCGTATTTGCCGACACATAGCATTGTCCCCGCTGTTGTAACGTAATCGTATAGCGCGATAAAACTGCGATCACCACCCGCGATTACGCGCGGATAACTGCCGCCAGATGTCCCAGGGGCGACTCCAAACGTTGTCCCGGCAGCATCAACAAGCCCGCCTGTTGCTGTCGATATCACCCAAAATGTCGGCGCTGTATTAGTTCCGTTTATTGATATGGCACAAATCAGCCCGTTATCATAAAAGGCATCGAGGAAAAAGTTGTATTGCGTTGTTGCTGTTGTTGTTATTACTGTTGCATATCCAGTTCCGCTCGTAGGAAGCTTTGAAGTGCAGCATTTTAAGTCAGTATTTCGATGCCATATCAACCAAAATGCCGCCCCATCCGAAATTATCTTAGTCCTGTTTGAAGAGCCGCCCGCTGTGGTTGCTTCGCTGAATGCGCCGCCTTGCTGCGTACCGGCATCGTTAAGAATGTACGCTTTTTGGTTTGTGCCGTTTGCCATTCCAACCGCAAAATACCCGGTCATCACCGCTAAGGTTGGATACCATGACATGCTGCCTGTTGTGTCTAGCGATGTGAATAATTTAACGCTAACGCCAGCGGTCGTAATAACACCGTAATACAGGCCGATGCTAGATACGGTGTTATTACTCGATACGGCAATAGCCAAATTGCCGCTGCTCAGTTGCAGCATTTTGTGATACTGAGTTCCGGTAGTTCCGGTGCGAGTCCACACCGTCGTTTCTGCGAGCGTATTGGCTCCGCTGTTGCCGTAGGTTTTGAGGCAACTCAATAATGGATTTGCGTTTTGCTGATAAAGCACCGCAAAACCACCTCCGGATAATGCGCATGCTGCGAAATATGCGGCTGGGGATGCTGCAACGGTAGCCAGTGCAGCGACATTAACCAGATTTGCATCATAAACAGCATATTCTATGCCGCTATAATACGCGACGCACGCAATATTGCCGTTGCTCAACAACAATATATGATGATTGTATCGCTGCCCAGAGGTTGCAATATCAACGTACCCGAGTAACGCGCCAGCCGGTGAAAATTTACTGAGGCGCAATCCGGCATTTGCAGCGGCGTCAGTGAGTGTAAAAATATTGCCTGATGTATCGATCGTCACGGCTTGCCGGGCGTAGGCGACACTCTGAGACGCTACCACAGATGTTTGCGCGACGATTCTGCCGGTTGCCGAGCTTGTTTCAGCGGTGCCGTAATCGACATTGCCGATAGCCGCGAAATTGCTCACTCTTACCTTATATGCTTTGCCGTAGTAACCATCAATTTCAGCTAAGTCTTTTGGTATAAAACTCTCACCAGCTACTAGAGATGATGTATTTTGCGTTGGATTAAAATCAGATAATTTCATTAGATAGCCTTCCAGCCTGATGCTGTGTAAATAAATGTTACTGACAATCCTGCGACATTAAGATCAAAGTCTTCAGCTTGTCCTGCGCCATATTGATCTACAAAATTTGATCCGTTTCGCCCAAGTGTAACGGCATTTGTAGCCCATGTTCCGAATGTGTCTGATACTGCCACAATATCCCCAGATAGTGGAGATGGTGGCATTGAAGCCGTAAATGAAGCCAAAGAAGAATCAAGGTAATATGTCATTCCTGCTGTCATCGTTCCGTTGGAACGAAGATAATTTAAACCGCTCGATCCATTTGTTCCGGGAGATCCAGCAAGACTTAAAGACCAGTCATTATTGCTTCCTGAACCAGTAAACCCGGTATCTGACGTAAACACCAGAACTCCTGTCGCAGAGTTATAGCTTGTTACAATGCCCCTCATGTATTTGAGTGGATCGCTGGTTTTTGCTGCAATAATATTTGTTCCTATGGAGATTGTTTTTCCTGTCTGTATTGTTAATGTCTTGCTGCCGCTGCCAAATGTCTCACTTGTAGTACTGGTTGCTGTAAATAATGACGATGATGCTCTGTCCACGTATTCTGTGGATGCTGCTTTTGCACTATTATCTGAAGCTGCTTGTGTTGGCACAGATATTGTGGCAGCAGTATAATCATGAGTGCCAGTGTATGTGTCTCCAGCTCTTGCCGATCTATCGCAGCCACCAATTAAATAAAATTGCGATCCATCATAAATAGCCTCATATGTTTTCCCCGCCAGCAAATCTCCAGATGACAAATCATGACCATTGACTGTTTTTATTGACTTTGCGCCAAGAGTAGATATATTGAGAGTTGATGCGCCAGTATTAGATGCGACTGGTGAAAATATAACAAATAATTTTGCGTAATAAGCTGATAGGGCATTTGTTGGAGTAACAGTATATGCATTAGCTGCGCCCCCATCAGTACCATAAAGCCCATCTGATTTAGAATTTATTGCCGCTGCTATTGAAATAAACTCATTTCTAATTGCCGCAGAAATTCCTCGACTAGCGTTTGCTGGTTTACCAGAAGGAGTATAATTGCTCACCTATTTAACCTTCCTTGCGTGTAATGTAAAAAGCATGTGTGTATAGTAAACGGCTCATCCATATCCGATTCATTGGTTACAATAATTGCGACATTTTCGCCTGATCCAACTGTATTCAATGTAATCTGTTGAGCATATGCAGAATCCCATACAAAGTTTTCCCATGTGAAGCTCTCCCAAAAGCCACCGGCTCCGTAAATTGTTCTGCTATCAGAGTCTCCAAATGATGTATCATAATCGCCATACGATAGATCATATCCAACGCCAATATGTGCAGTACTACCAGCTCTAAACTGCAACACCGATCTTCTGTATCTTTTTCTTAGCCTTGGGGATTTTGAGTTATTAAACGTCATCATTATTGTTGCCGTAATAACTTCTCCATCAAAACTTGTGCCTACATTAAGTTCGTACACGTAACCATTAGTTGCTGCTCCGAATATGCGCTCAACTCCGCTTACATCAACAACGGAATCAATCGTATTGAATACAACATCACCATAATCGAAAGGCATCGCAGCGCCAACGGCGGTTGTTCCTTGTGGGTCTGGAATGATTTGACAAATTAACCCAGTGCCATCACTAAAGAATACTCGATACTGGTTTGATGACCTAGTTACACAGCTAGATATTTCCAATCCCAGTTTGCTATCAACATATGGCTGCACAACGTTTGTTAGAATATTTGTTTGGAAACCGCCGTATGCCCTAGAAGTAACCATCTGAGTCACGCCACGAGCATCAAGGAAGTGAGCAAATCCTATGTTCTGCATTGTGTAGGCACGACCACCATTATTAGGAGCATACACAACCAAATTAAAATCTGATGTACTGTTCCCGTATAACACATAAATCTTTGTCTTAGTGGTAACCACCATAGCACCGCTATTCACGTCACCAGTCTGAGGTTTAATTCCTGTGATAACCTCTCCAACTGCTATATCACCGGCTCCAGTTATTGCAGTCCAGGTATAAGGCGCGCCAATAGAAGACACAAACAGATCGGTATTAACAGCAACAATTAGTTGATTCTTAAATCCTCGTATGAATAATGGAGTATCTACTGATGCTCCTGTTCTTATTGGAACCCATCTAGTTCCATCAAATTCACCAGCAAGATTTACCCCATCAGCGCAATAGAGTCGTTCTGTGCTTGCGCTTCCCGAGAAATTGTAAATATCAAAGTCAAATTTCCCGCCTGGCAACAAAGTGATTGCAGTGTCAGCACCATTAGCAACTACTTTTGTTACACCTCCAACCTGGATATTCTCGCCATTCTGGAAAGTTCCAGTTACGGTATCGAATACTAAAGTTCCAACACCTGATGCCGTCCACGTCCCAGTTCTAAGTAATGCTCTTTTAACGACAGCACTTGCACCAGAAGTGGCTCCTGTTACAGTCTGACCTTCAGATACTTGTCCAACAGCGCCAGTAAACTGCAATTCTCTGCCGAATGTAATAGCAGTCCATCCAGATGGCGTAGCACGGTACATAACGCATGCTGTGCCGCCAGCATTATCTCTCCATGCATATACATTGCCTTGATAATATTTAACGCCCCTAACGTACCCTGATCCTGGAACTGCGCTTATATCAAGTCTATAATCATTGGCGGTTATGCTTTTGTATGATGCGTGTAATGCGTTTGTGCTGGCGGAGTTAATATTGACAGCAGATACGGTGCCGCGAGCAGTTCCGCCTATATTAAAAGTTTCCGCAACAAACGTACCAGTAACTTTATTAAGCAATAAGTGTGCAGCGTCGATAATCGTTATCACTTTTGCTGTAGCGCCAGACGTTACACCTGTTATCGTATCTGTTACGGCAACCAAGCCGGTAACAACAACATCGGCAATCCAGTAATCGCCATCGTGCGGGCTGGTGTGTCCGTCATAACGCTCAAAGCCCGGGAGTCTCCTGTACCCACCGTTAATATCAGGCTCAAAATTATTGCTTGAGATAAGCCGCCCAGGGGGAACAAGAACAGGTGTCGTGACTAAATCTAAACCACCGAACAGAGGTATTATGTCTGTCTTGATCTGACTAAATGGATTAGATGCCATCTCTATTGGTTGTGAGCAATTGCAGTTGATCGTTTTCTAACTGAACTAACATTTTCTTGAATTGCGCTTGTCCTCTAACCATAACTTCAGGAGCGCTTTCCCACATTGCGTAATATTGCATTGCTAAGTACACAATAAGCATGTGAAATCTATCTGGCATATTCGGAGAATCAGTATCGCTAGATAGCGTTGTTACATTCTTGTAATACGTGGCCCGTATCGTGTAAGACGTATCTTCTGGTATCAAAGAAACCAATAATGAATTAGTTGGAGATACCGTAATGATGTTTGGATAACCTTGCGCCGTCCTAGTGGTGCCGATACGATATGCATCTATAAATCTATCGTATGGCATGAAGGTCATATAGTTTTCCGCTGTGACAGAAGTTTTATACACACGGAATCTTGTAATGTCCCAACTTGCAAAAGACGTTAGCGAGATTGGCGCAGCATCATAAGCATATTCACCAGTGGCAGCGACGGTAGAAAAAATAACTTCACCTCTCATCCAGTTCCAATTGGTGTGCCAGCGCTGTATATCTTCCCATGCCTGATTGCACCATGTGACTAACCTTAACCATTCGCCTGTAGCGCTAGTAACTGTAGAGTCACTACCTGAAGCTCCAACCTCAAGCCGCAGCCGTTGCGCAAGTTGAAGTAAATTCATTAAGCGTAGAAATAGCGTTGTTGAGTAGCGAACCAGTTTCTACCTTCTGGCGTATCTTCCAGAACACTTACCGAATATGCTGGTTGTTGTCGTCTCAATACGCGAGTCTGAGTCAATCCTGTAGCTGTATCTGTATATTGCTCTGTTGCCATTTCATGGGTCATAGTGAACAAGGTATTCAAAAACTTGCGAGCGCATTTAATAGGAACTCCGCGAGTAACAACAACATTATCGCCATTAACGCCAAGCGTAATTACAGGAGGCTCTTCTTTCGGCCCAGGATGAACAGTAAATACTACCTTCTCTTCCATAAATGCCAAGTCTCTAGCGTATTTCGCCACATTAGCTGACTGCATAGATTCATTGGTAACAACAGCAATAGTTTCATGTATATCTTCTTTTGAAAGATCGGAGTGCAGATCAACATTCAAATTAAATGGTTCTGCAACATCACTTGTATTAATCATTGCCCGTCTTGCCATGTTATCTCCTATTAATTAATAAAAGGAGCGCCGATTAGACGCTCCGTACTTCTTTATGATATTTGCGGACGCGCTGGCAATGTTGAAACATCTTGCCGCGCATAAGTCACGCCAGCAACTCCAGACTGATTGCTAGTTGCTGGAGTCCATCCCAATGTAGCAGTAGAGTCACATTTAACAACCAGATACCCCAATGGGCACATCGTGTCAGGAATAGCGGGAAAGTCTGGGCCATAAATAAACGCCCCTGATGCATCTAATGGAGTAATTTTTCCCTGAACAGCCAGCAAATTGCTCCCGCCAGAGTCAGTTCCATATACAACAACACCTCCATGGTTTGCCGGTATATTTACAAACGCAGCGCCAGAATTGGAATCGGTCGTAGGGTGAGCCTTGTTAGTCCAGGCTGCGCCTTGAACGTGTATCTTGCCACCGATGCTATAAGTTGCTGCAGTAGTGGTTGTAACGGTTGTGGTCGTGCCAGCAGCCAAAGTTACTTTGGTAAAGCACTGCGTAGCGCCACGATCTATTGCTTCTTGAGAACTCATAATTAATACTCCTAAAGGTTTGCAATAGCGCTAGTACTGAAAGCGCTTAAAGGATTAAGATAAACAGCCCCAGGATGAACAGTCGCGTCATCAAGAGCAGTCGTTCCTCCAGTAAATCCACCTGTTCCAGTTGGGTTTATCAGAAGAATTCCGAATATCGGCTCATCAGCAGGTATTGTTGGCCAAGTAATTGCAGCCAATGTTGCCCCTTCAGTTCCAGCTCTATTAGTGATTGTGCCTGAGCTATTGATGGTAAATACCGTAACATTGAACTTTGCATTACTACAGTTGCTAGCAGTTGTCAGCGTTATAAGATCATCAGTAGCAGATTTTTTTACCATAACACCGCCAATCAAAGCATAGTAATCAGCTTGTGATTTAAGCTTTTGCTTGGTCGTTCCAAGAGTCAAGTTAGCATGTTGCAACGCAACGTTACCCAATCGCTTGTATACTTTCTCAAGTACAAGATATACGTTACGCGCATCTTTCTGGTTGGATAGCTGGTTAATGCGCTGACTCAATTTTTCCATAGTCATAGCATCACTCCTTAGCTAGTCAAGGCGTTAGCTGCAACCTCAATAACGGCCATTTGACCTTCATTCAGCCGTACTGCGTTGTAGTAGAAAATTGAACCAACATAGCCGCGTTGCCCATGAGGATCAGCTTTGTCTTTCTTACCAGTAGGCAACAGAGTAATGTTGTCCTTGTCGAATCCTTGCAGACCCAAATGACCCCATGCATCTTGCGAACCCACGATTACTTGATACACGTCTGCGCTAGTTCCAGTCAAAGATTTTAATGCAGGAGTAACGCCAGCAATTGCAGCGCCAGAGTCTTGCACAGAGATTAAGTCAGGAGATGCAATAAAGCGAAACTCTTCGCAACGTCCAAACTCGTTTTCTACTGCTTTGGATTGATCTGGATAACGCTCAACTGGCGTAAAGTTTGGCAAGTCACGAACGTCTGCGGCCAAGTCAGTATGGATGAATACCGGGAAACAGTATCCACCAATAGGAGCAGTGTTGTAATTACCATTCGCAGGAATCGGCACAAACATTTTTCGCACTGGTTCAGCATGGTTAGCCATCAAACTACGAGCCACTTTACGCAGCAAGTTCAATGTTAATGTGCCGTTTACTGTTGCGCGAGACGTTCCCGTTCCGCCATAGAACTTGTTAGTGCAACCTTTAAGAACACCGAATAGTTGCATTTCACAAATCAGGCCGGTACGCTCACCTACCATTTCTTCCATTACTTTGGGAATCGGGTCTTCGTACAAGTCAGCGGTCTGATCTGTAAAGCCATACAATACACTGAACTGCAATTGACTTACTGAGAAGTCTTGCGGAGTCAGTGTTTCAGCATTAGGCGTTACACCCTCAGAAGTTTGCTGCGCTTGCACATAAGTTGCTGAGCGATCAGCCGTAGTAGCATCAGGGAAAAAAATGTTTGGGCTGGAAGTCGTAGCTCCTTTAGGCAACCAACGACGATATTTAACAGTAGCGCCGGTATTTTTCTTTCTTGAATCAACCATGCCAACAGTTCCCAAAACAATCTTTGGTTGCGCATGACCTAAAATACGCCCCAGCGCGATACCGATACGCTGTGGGCTTAAATCTAACGTTTGAATAGGCATTTAATTTCCTTAATATCCGTTCATAATTCGTTTTCGTTCTTCCTGTGCAGCTTTGGCTATTTCTTCATCTACTGTAAGAATTTCATGAGAGCCAGTACGCCGCCCGGTAGGGAGAACAGCCTTTTTCAATCTATCTTGAACATTTGGTTTTTGAGGTTCTGGTTGTTTATTTGATGTGTCTTCTGATGGTTTAATGGTCTTTTTAAACTCAGTGATGATTTCTGATATCATGTCCGGGTCTTCACTATTGAATACCGCAGCACGCAATTCATCGCTTTGTTTATCTACCCACTCACCAAATGCAGGATTTTTCCATCTAATAACGCTACCAACTCCAGGTATTTCCTCTGGTGTCCACTGTGCAGTAGTTCTCCAGTCGGGATGTTTAGCCTCAAGAGATCGCATGGACATTAATCTATTCTGTGCGGCCAATTGGTATACAGTCTGTTTAATGCTGTCTAGTTGTGGATCAATCTTGATTTCTGGCTTAACCTGTTCCTCTTCTTTATGTCCAAATGCTTCAGTTAAGTCTCCAGCCAAAGCCTCGGCTAGTTCAGGATATTGCTCACCAAGACGCTTCAATTGCGCCGGAGTAATACTTTTAACTGCCCGTTCTGTTCTGGATTCAACTTCTGCAAGCTTTGCTCGAATATTCTGCAACTCATTACCGTAAGTGCCATTAGTCTTTGCCAATGATCGCTCTAGCTTTTGAATGCGGTCTTCGTATGCTTGCAGCAGCTTTTGTTCTGGTGAAAGCTCTACTGTCTCATCTTCCTCTGCTTTATTTTCTTTCTGCTCTTCCTGCTCTTCAGGTTTCTCTGCTTCAACTTCTACAATCTCTGGCGGCTCAGTACCGTCTAGCATTGCTTTCTGTTGCGCCTTGGCAGCTTCGATAATAATTGCATCGTCATTGTCTACAGTTTCAACTTTCATGTTTTCGGCCTCTCGGTCTGTTAAAAATAAAAAAAGCCGCTCATTGGCGGCTCAGGTGATACTTAAATTCTGTTTGTATTATGCTGCTGGCGCTTCTGTTGCTGGTGGTAATGCGGCTTTCTGTGCATCAAGTAATTCATTAATAGCGGCCTCAACTTCTGGCGTTACATTGTGCGTATTGGCGTTATTAATCGCAGCTTGCAAGCCTTGAATCAACGCAACCATATTTGCATTAAGAGCATTCGCCTCATTCAATTGCACCAACAATTCATCTTGATTCATTAGTATTTCCTTCAATAAAAGTTCCTGCCTGAGAAAATAATTATTTGTGGTCTGGCAGTCAAAACCACAATCACGTTTTGTATTAAATGGCCAGATCATAGTTTGAGCAATCTCATAACTATCTCACCTATTCCGATTACCTTACCTGTCGCAGCCAGTACGCCAATAATAAACGCATATCCAATAAGCCTAGCCATCCTATCAATCCAAATGCTATGCGCTTTATCTTCAGTCAATCCAATCAATATCTGGTTTGCGCTGTCAGTAGAAATCTTCTCAACAGCCTCTACACGTTCTTTAAGTGAATATAACTGTGCTTGCAATGCTCCAATTTCCTGTGAATGAGGACAATCTTTCTCGCTCATGTTTGTTGCTCTTAAAGTATTATTCAATTATATTTGTTATAGCTTCAACAAAGATTTGTACAGCGCTATTTCTGTTCTTATCTTTAATGTTTCTCTTTCATCGTTACCGATTGAATCGTTCTTTTCTCGCAACGCAACAATAGACTTCTCAAAGTGTTCACGCAGCTTTTGCCATGTGACGCTATTCTTATCTGATGCGTTCAGCTCAAACTTTATAGGATGGTTCTCTATCATTTCTGGAATGATTGACCATTAGGAGCGCGTCCTGCTGGCTCAGTTGGCGGAGCAATAGTTTGTCCTGGCGCTTCCATCTCAGCTAATTGCTTCTGAGTCTGAAGTTTCATCGAATCCCCCGCCAGTTTCGCCTTTATTTGATCAAGTGAAATCTGGTGCTTGCTAGCATAATCCATCATGGCCAATTCTTTCTGGAGTTGCATTTTCTGCACTTCTAGCTGCAATAATGATTGCTTGTATCCATAATCAACTTGAGCGCGTTGAGCTACACCTTGTTGGAATAGTGCATCGCGATCCATGTCGACCTTAATCTTTCCTGCTTCAGTCTGCTGACGCATTTGCTCTTTCTGCAAATCACCTTGAACTCTAATCTGAGCCGCTTGCACTGCTGGAGCCATTGGTGGATTCTGCTGCATACGTGCTTTCTCTTCCTCATCCATCGCAAACTTGGATGGCTCGAATCTCCATGCCCTAAGAACTTCATCAGCAGCTTTCTTAGGCGACATACCGAAAGCAGGATTCATAGACAGTTGAAGCAATTGAACAGCTTGCATTGCCTGTATCTCGCGCTCAACTAAAGCGCTGGAGCCGATAGCCTGTATCTGCAAGTCGCATTTTTCATCATCTTTGCCGTATAGCAGAAGCCACTCGTGATAGCGCTTTATATGCCGCTCAGTTACGTTCTCATCGAAGAGTCTTGCAATACGCCGAAGCAGTGCTGATGCATTACGATGCAACAATTCCATGCCGCCGACGGTATCAGGAGCGGAGCCTTGCTGACCCTGGAGAAGAAAGTTAATCCCCGTCATATCCTCGGCCATCTTTGTTGCAAGCTGCATGTTAGCAATTAACTCTGTCTGCATCGATGGCACTATCAAGAATTGGATGGAATCAGTGATAGCCTTGACCATTTCATCAGTCAGCCACCAGACTTTACCTTTCTTCAGTTCCCATAGCTTGTTTTCAGGCTCTATACCATCACGTCTGAGGGCGATCATGGGTATTGCAGCCAATCCCATGTTATCCACTAAGTTACGCGCTGAAGCCGTCATGAACTGTTGCGATTCTCTCATTTGACGTGACACACCAATACCCCACGGCATACCCGCAACACGCTGCCACACCATAACATCGTATGGGAATGAGTCATCTAATGCGCTTTCATTGCCTTTAATAATTGTGTCGTTGACCAAGACAATTGAGAACATGCGAAAATCTCCGGCACAATCCTCATCTGCTGCTTCGTATCCAGTGTCATCATCGTCAAATATCTGCGCCTTCTCTACGTCAATCCATCCAGTGTAATACCAGACTTCAAACATATCTTCAGACTTAACGCGATCTTTTCCGTCAACGTATTTCTTGCCTGGGCCCTCTTCAACTACGCGCTTTATCTCTTCTGGAAAGTATCCAAGATCAGGTGAATTAGCAAGCTCAAGCAAATCTTTAGCAGTCAGGTAATCACGCTCAAATACATACTCTCCGTTCTGTATATCTTCACCGCAGTTCGGATCAGGGAAAAAGTCCCATGAGTCTATGGCTTTTGATGCTGGTGCGAACTCTTCAACAATGATTAGCTCGCCATTCATAAATGCTTTGCTTCTACGATTGATAGGATAGCAGCCTTTTAATACACCTGAACCGATACACGCAGCAGACTCAATTACCTTTCTGCATTCCGCATGATAGCGAGTCTCAACTAACCAATCCTTAATTCTGTTCTCTGCTTTCTCTTCCTTTTTGGCGTATTCTGCCGGATCAGTTTGCTGACCTTGCACAACATTGCCCATCTGATCGTATGTATTGCCGCCAACTATCTCTTCCGCATACTCGGGAACCGGTGTATCTTTAGCCGAGAAGTTCCAATCGCCAGCAGGAAGCAGTATATCCCCCATCCTGGCCGCAGCAGAGTCTACGAACTGACGCGTGATATTAAAAAATGCGGTACATTGATTTGTATTCTTCCCTACAGTATTGGCCATTATGCCGCCTTCTGTAGAGCGAGACTTTGTGTAATGAGTACTTAGATTAGCTCGATTGTAATCGTCTACGCCTTCGTAATTGTTGCGGTCTTCCTGCCAGATCGTCTCTATACCGCTTGTCTTGCGTGCCTTAATAGCTTCATCGCGCTTTTTAGAGATAACCTTACTGAGAGCGTCTAACTGCCGTTTCTTCTCATCTTCATATTGTTTGCGCAAAGCATCTTGGCGTTGCAGCTCTTCAATCAACTCAGTAGGCATTCCTTCTATTAATTCTTCCATTAGCCGCCCATGCCGCTTACGGTTACGCCAAATGTGTTAAAGTTAGATGTGATTTTTCTTTCGCTCTCATTAACCATTTCATCAGCAACAATAGACAGATATCTAAAGCAATCAGCACCATGCGAGTATTGATCATGCACCGGCGCTCCAGGCTCTTGAGTCTGGCGATTGATAGAGCGTCTATAACGCTTCAAGCACTCCAGCAGCCTAGCTGATTTATTTTTATCAAACACCATTTGCCTGAATCCCATCCTCGCTATTTTTATTCCATCTTCAACAGGTATGTTATTAGTGATCTTAACTTTGCGGCCAAATGATTCTAGTATCTTGCGTGCGCTTAACCCAGTCTTGAAGTCGGCATAATCGCCATCATGCGGCAAGAAGTCATATCCCCAGTTATAACGCTTGTTCTGAAGCTCACCGACATACCAGTCAAGAGTCTTATGATCGTCTTCTATGGTTTCAATAATGGCTATTTCTGAGCGTATCCGCTGCGCCAGTATGATAAACATAGAGTCATTCCATCCTAAATCCCATATAGCGTGGACTTTCAGCAATGGGTTATATGGAACATTGGCAATACGACCATCATTTAAAGCTGTCTGTACTTCTTTAGCATATATAGCTCCCACCACAGCTGACCGGCACTTCCCTTCCCAAATGGTTTCGTAGTCTTCTGGATTGATTACTTTGCAATGCAGCCGTTCTTGCTCAAGCACGCTAGGGAACCACGGATTATCGTTGTAGTTAATCTCTACCGATTTGCAGTTATCAGGCGGGTTAATAATGAACCGCTGGTAAGTCTCATCCGTATCTAATTCAGGATTAAACGTTACCCATATCTCAGAATCATCTTTGCGGATCGTCGGTATAAGAATATCCCATGACTTCTTAGAAACTGTCTGAGCCTCTTCAACCCAGCATATGTCACACCCCTCAAAAGATTTTATAGTCGCTACAGTGTGATCTGAGAGGCCGGTGAAACTAAAATTAGTGCCATTGTTGCCGCGAATCTCTGTTTCAAATACTTCATACTCATGCTCAAGACCTAGCTCTATGATCTGATCGGATAGAAGTTTATGCACAGATTGCTTGATAGACTTCTGTACTTCCCTGGCGCACAGGATACGCATTTTGTAATTAACGCCAAACAGCAACAACGCCTTTGCTACCGACTGAGACTTTCCTCCACCCCTGCCGCCGTACAATACTTTGTATCGGTACGCATCAAACAGAAACTTAACCTTCTTTGGGAAGGTAGCGTCTACATTAACTTCATTCAACAAAGCTAACTCTCACATTCACTTTCTTGCTAGCTTCTTCAGCTTCGGCATCTAGCTTAAATGATTTGCGCTCCATCTCAATCAGCTTTGACTTGGCGTCTATCAGATTCTTGAATGCAGTAGTTACAGTAACAATATCTCGTATCTCCGCCGCTTGCTCCATGATCAAATTAAACTTATCTTCGATCTTGGCTGCGTTTTCTAATCCTTCTTTTACTATGCTTCTATGCTTTATTACTATATCCGTCTTGATATTGGCGGCAAGTTCAATTGCGTCTTGTGCCGTTTGTATCGTTTTCTGCGCCGATTCCGTTGCGTTTTGTTCGATTATGTGGCGAATATCTATTTCAGATATTTTCTGCTGCGTACGTTTATTGATTGCTTCGGTTAAGTCTCTAACCCATCCGAACTTCTTTGCATTGACGTTTAATGTAGAAGTTGAAATGTTATGCTTAGTTGATATTTCTCTGAACGTAAGAATTCCAGCCCGGAAGTCTCTTTCTATTACTTCCCAGTCGATTCTTCTTCTGCCCATAAAACAAAAAACCGACTCTAGGCCGGTTATGTGTGATTAGTTAAGTTAGTTGTCTATTTATTTTGAAGGTTTGCTGCGCTCATCCCTTTATACGCTCTAGCGCAAGCCTCCCGCTCTTCTTTCTGAGCAGTTTCCCATATAAGTTTAGCCAATGGTAACAAAGAAGCAACTTGATTAAGTTTGTGCGTTTCAGTTTGCACCATAAGCCTTGCCAACATTGCTGGATCAATCATGTTATTCTTTTCCCATTAACGCACACCAGACGCAAACTATGATTCTTGTATTCATCTCTCAGCATTTCTTGTTTGATTTTATCAAACCCATAATTTCCATCAATATGACGCTTCAGATAATCTCGCAAGCTTGCCTTCTCTGGCTTTAAGTCTTTGCCGTTCATGCCGACTGCGCCTCACAAGATGATTTGTATTTCATGGACACTATATCATCTGATCGCATCTGAGTATCAACAATCTCAATCTTTACTGCTTGCGGCATCTCGCTTATCTTGTCCGATCCCAACAATTTCTTAATATACATATTAGCCAATCGCACTTGATTGTTGATTACTTTGCGTTGGCTTCTGTCGATCTTGTAATTGTCTTTAATGAATCTTGCGCACGCTATGTAATCGATTAAGATATTGCGCAGATTGTCTTTGTCGTATTGTTTAATGTCCATTGTTGCGAGCGTCTTGTAATGTTCTTATTATTTCATCACACAATTCATTAACTTTATCGCATTTGCTAATGATGTCATTTAATTTCTTCTGTCTAACTCTGAAGTTATATATAGCAATTGATATTGGCAGGATAAAAACAATTGCAATAAAAGCACCAATTACGATTGTATCAATATCCATATATCCTAAGCGGAGAAATATATTCTCTACGGTAATTATCTGCTGCGTTTCTTTGCATGAAATACTGATGCTGGCGCATTTCTAAATCTCTTTGTTGCATTTGTTGCTGAATTAGGTATTGCTGCACAGGATCAATCTGTATCACTTGTGGCTGGTAATTGTATCTATTTTGATAACGGTTATCACCTGCGCTTACATTAAACGCGCACACAATTAGTATTGCTGTAATTAACGTTCTCATGATTCACCTCTCATGCATAAAACATTAATATTAAATTCTGTTCCGAGATTCTTCGTCGATCTCGGTTACCTTTTCATTGAATCCAGAAACTTGTTCTGTTTTGTTAGTAGTGTGCTGTTACGCTAAAAGGCATCCGGCATTTTATTGTTTGTGTCGATACCGCATCGCTTAAAAGGTTGCTCAAACGCAGTAGACACTATCCGGTTTCCTGCTCTTTAAATGCATGATCGTGCTTATCTCGATTTGGCTGCTTCTAAGCCTACATCCTGCTAACAAGTTATTGAGACTGAGAATTATCTACTTTGCCAACATTTCCGCTCATGATCAGATATGTCAGTATCATTCAGTCTTCCCGCAACATCACTGCTACCTTTATGCTGAACTTAATATGTACATATTATTTCAACAGGGCCTGTATATATTTCGCACTCAATCTCAATACTTCTTAGCTCTAATTATTTAGAGCGCATTACTCAACACTACAAATATAATTACACTTTTACACTATTTTTCCGGGTTTGTCAATAGATATAATTTAAAAAATATTTGCAAAATTTGCTTGGCATGTGCGCTCAATGAGCGCATAATACGTTTCATGGTTGAGATGTTCTTAACCGGCGCGCCTCGGCGACAGGGCTGGAGATGAAAATGAAAACAACATATTATAGAGTTCAAAATTCCGGAATCGGCGCATATGATTTTAGGCACGACGGAACCATTCTAGCAGTTAGAGGTGATAAGGAATGGCTGCTTACTGATGAGTGGTGTGGTGGAGATATTGAAGGGCAATGCTATCGCCAGCATGTAGATGGCAATCGTAAATCATGGCCAAAGTCGGCAGAAAAAGCTATTGATAAAACTAAAGATTTTAGCGACATGCCAATCGGAGTATTTATCTCCGATTTTTCGGCAAAAGAAATAAGAGAGATGCTGCATATATAGCCTATGTCCAACCAAACAAACCGCAGCCGGGCGAAAAGACCGGCGAGCAATCCAACTCCGGATGAGATTGTAAACGCGCGAATATCGGCAGGCTTGACGCAATCGCAAGCTGCCGATGTTGTGTATTCTGGTCTTCGGTCATGGCAACAGTGGGAGGCTGGCGACCGTCGCATGCATCCTGGTCTATTTGAGCTTTTCTTGATCAAAAAAGTCTTAGATAAGCCCGGCTGATCGCATTTTGCTCTCTATTGCATCCATCGCTTGATAATGCACCTTATCCATGCGCCGATATATTCTTGATCTCTTATCATATGCCTGAGACTTGCCGCACCCAAACATATCTTTATAATCGTTTGTAGAGTACTTATCCCTGCCGCAGTACTCAAATATGATGCTCTGGAATACTCTTCTATTAACTGATCCAGAAAACTCGCTGGCAACCCTGGATATCAGAACATCAAGTTTATCTAACATGCGATATTTAGCTTTTACATATTCACTTAACGCAGGATCGCCCAAACATTCTGTCATTTTTAATATCTGTGCTGATTGAGCGTGTATCTCCGCTTGGCTTAAATTAACCAGCAGATCATTCTTGAATGGCGATCTGTCTTTATCTGGTATGTGATTAAACAGGCTAGGCGCATCTATGATACTTAACGTGCTGATATGATACGCCCATCTTAATGCTGAGTCTACAGATTTAAACATTAAATTGTTTCTCCAGGTTTATTTTTCATATGATGACCCTTCAATCCACGGCTCAGTTATTTCTTCACCATCATCGGTATTATGCACTTCAAACCCTGTCTTTAACAACACACCGCAATGCGGACACGGCACATCACTGCCAAACGGATGTTCAGACAATTCAAAATCTTCATCGCATACTGGACAGGTTAATGAATGCATTATTCGCTCCTATACAATTTACACCGCCTCCCGTATCGCTTGCCTTTGTTACATCCCATCTCAAGCGATCCAGCGAACTCTACTTTAAACGCATGAATACATCCAACGCAAGTTTTTCTTCTTTGATACTCTTGCTTCCACTCCAATACATCGCAAGGATTTCTATACATATAACCTGGAAGCGCCTTACTCATTACTTTTTCATTTCTTCTTTCAATTCTTTCTTGGCGAATCTAATGCATTCTGATTTATCAATATACCCCCAGTTCACTCTTTTTGCGCATGATGATAAATAGCGATCAAGCAATTCTTCTCTAGATTCTTTGCGCTGATCTTTTGGCCGATATGTTCCAAGATTGTTTATGAATTTTATTTCATTCTCTGTTGAGTGAGATGTTTCTCTGGCCATGATTATAATCCTGTTGATCCGAATCCATTTGATCCGCGATCTGTTTCTGAGAATGATTCTACTATATTAAACTCTGGAACCATAACTGGGACTACGATTAATTGAGCGATTCGAGATAAAGGAAGTATTTTGATTGGATCGGCAGAGCGATTCCACAGAGATAGAATAATCTCACCTTGATAATCTGAGTCGATCAATCCTATTGTGTTACCTAGTATCAAACCATTGCTCCCAAGTCCTGAGCGTGGCAAAGCTATTGCTGCATATCCTTGATCATTTAAATGTATTGCTATGCCAGTTTTAACTTTTATAGTTTGGCCTGGGTAAATATACCACGGCTCATCATCGTCCGTACACGCACATAAATCAATTCCAGCGCTACCGGAAGTCTTTGGTTTCAACATATCTTCAGTGATTCTTGGGTCTAATATTTTTAAGTCTATTTTCATGATTAACCTTTTATTGAAATATGTTTGAAATCTTTAACCCTAGCATCCCTAATACTCGCTTCTAGCGTCTCATTATCATCTAACGCCTTATCAGCATACTCAAGAGCGTCTGGAGCTGTTGGAGTCGCGCCAAGATAATTTAATGTGTTATCTTCATTAATAATACACCATCTCAGTTCTGTTCTTGTATTCATGATTTCTCCTGTTGTTTTCTTTTCTCTGCTCTAATAAAATTTCTTACGTTGGTTTTTTGAATGCTCTCATTATTAAAATCCTCAGCGCATAACAATTCTAGTGGCAGCATCTTCCTCTCCCAAAGGTTATTCAGTTAAATGACCGGCCGGCATACAATAAGCCAATCTGTTCAATCTGTCAAGCCACTCCGGTATTTCAGTTGGTTTTTTGAATGCTCTCATTAT